AAGCAGTAGACGGAAATGTCGAAGAGAAATCAAGAGCGCAAGTTGAAGAAACTTTGTTAAAAGAACACAAAGAACAATTTGAAAAAAAAGAAACAAAAGACGAATCTATTGATAAAATAGATTTTAGTAATAAAGAAAATTCAACTACCGAAGAAATATCGGTTGATGAAACCAAGAATGAAGAAACATCTTTACCAGAATTTACTGATGATGATGTTATTTCATATATTAAAAAAAGATACAATAAAGATATTAATTCAGTTGATGAATTGTTTGCGGAAAAAGAGGCAAACTCTGATTTACCAGAAGATGTATCTGCGTATTTAAAGTATAAGCAGGAAACTGGTCGTGGTATTAATGACTTTTATAATTTACAAAAAGACATTGATAGCATGGAGGACAATGCTATACTTGCTAATTATTATGAGTCGACTGAAGAAGGTTTAGACTCAGATGATATCCAAGATATTATTGAAGATAAGTTTTCATATGACGAAGACTTAGACGATGAAAAGGATATTAGAAAAATAAAATTAGCGAAAAAAAGAGAACTTTCTAAGGCAAAGAAATTTCTTAATGAACAGAAAGATAAATATAAAGCTCCTCTTGAGTCAAGCGGGGGTGGATTATCAGAAGATCAGCAAGAAGAAATTGATGCTTATAAAAAGTATGTAGAGGAATCTAAAACTGTTACAGAGGGAAACAAAAAAAAGTATGATTATTTCTTAGATAAAACCGAGTCGGTTTTTAACAGCGAATTCAAAGGTTTTGAATTTTCAGTTGGTGAAAAAAATATTTCTTTTAAACCAGGAGATGCACAAGAACTTAAAAATGTTCAATCTGACGTTAATAATTTTATTAACAAATTTATGGATAAAGATGGTTTAATTGCTGATCCTGTAGGATACCATAAAGCCTTTTCGGTTGCTATGAATCCTGACAAGTTTGCCAAACATTTTTATGACCAAGGGGTTGCTGAAACCGTAGATAATGTTTCAAGAAAATCTAAAAACATTAATATGGATGTTAGACAACAATCACAATCGGTTTCAAAAAACGGAATTACGATAAGACCCATGGATTCAAGTAACGATAGTGGAAGAGGACTCAAAATTAGAAGTAGAAAAAATAATTAATTTTAAAAAAAACAACAAATTATGGCAGTAAATGTAGCCCCAGGATTTGACTTGCAGCCAAGTGCGCAGCAAACTCCTTTATCAACAAACTACATAACTAACTTTGATTTCTTAAATCAGTATCTTCCAGATACTTATGAAAAGGAATTTGAGCGTTATGGAAACAGATCAGTAGCATCATTCTTAAGAATGGTAGGTGCTGAAATGCCTTCAACGTCTGACCTTATCAAATGGGCAGAACAAGGAAGATTACACACTAAATATCAAGCATGTACATCAGCAGCTGCTGCTGGAGTTGACGCTGCTGTTTGGACTATTCCAAATAACATCTCAAACTTCAACCCAGCTTTAGGTGGTACATCAAGTCAAGCTGCTCTTAGAGCTGGTCAAACTGTAATGGTATCTGATAATACAGCTGGTTCAACTTTACAGAACAAGGGTATTATATCGGTAGCTCCAACAGCAGGTGCGCCAAACGTAGTAACAATTGCATACTATGAAGGTGGCGGTCAAGCAATGGCAGCAGCAACTTCATGTGATATTTTTGTATACGGTTCTGAATTTGCAAAAGGTGTAAATGGAATGCAAGGTTCTTTAGAAGCTGATGATTTTATTTTCCAAAACAAACCAATCATTATCAAAGACAAATATTCTGTTTCTGGTTCTGACATGGCTCAAATTGGATGGATCGAAGTTACATCTGAAAATGGTGCTTCTGGATACTTATGGTATTTAAAATCTGAACATGATACAAGATTACGTTTTGAAGATTACTTAGAAATAGCAATGATTGAAGCAGTACCAGCAGCAGCAGGTTCTGGAGCAGGAGATTACTTACAAGGTACAGCAGCAGGAGCTTCTGTAGTTAATGAGTCTGGATCTGAAGGTATTTTCTACGTAGTAGGAAATAGAGGTAATGTATTTGGTGGTGGAAACCCACAGACTTTAGCTCAATTTGATAACATTATTCAAAGACTTGACAAGCAAGGATCTATTGAAGAAAATGTTATTTTTGTAGACAGACAATTTTCATTTGATATTGACGATATGTTAGCATCACAAAACTCTTATGGAGCAGGTGGTACTTCTTATGGTTTATTTGATAATGATAAAGATATGGCTCTTAATTTAGGTTTCACAGGATTCCGTAGAGGTTATGACTTCTACAAGTCTGACTGGAAATACTTAAACGATCCTACTATGAGAGGTGGTCTTAATGCAGGTAAAGTCAATGGACTTTTAGTTCCAGCTGGTTCTACAACTGTATATGATCAAGTCTTAGGTAAGAACGCTAAGAGACCATTCTTACATGTTCGTTACAGAGCTTCAGAAACTGAAGACAGACGTTACAAGTCTTGGATTACTGGTTCTGCTGGTGGTGCAAGAACAAGTGACTTAGATGCAATGGAAGTAAACTTCTTGAGTGAAAGAGCTGTATGTACTTTAGGTGCAAACAACTTCTTCTTATTCCAAGATGCATAGTAAATAGTAGTAATATTTACCCTCGTTATAATGACGGGGGTAATTATTTTTTATAAATCAAATTAAATTATATCATAATGACAACAAAAAAAGTAGAATACAAAGCAAAAGCTTATCGATTAAAAGGAGATAAAGCTCCTTTATCATACATGTTATCATCTCGACATTCATCGAGATCACCTTTATTACATTTTAACGAAGAAACAGGAGTTAATGAACCATTACGTTATGCACGTAATCAAAAGTCACCTTTTGAAAACGAGCAAGATGGAAATGCTATTTTAGAACCTATTGTTTTTGAAGATGGAATGTTATCAGTTGGTAAAGAAAATCAAGTATTACAAAAATTTTTAAGTTTACATCCAAGTAACGGATTTGTATTTGAAGAAATAAACAGAGAGCGTGATGCTGCGGCTGAATTAAAACAAGTTGAATTTGAGTTAGAGGCTCAAATAGAAGCTAAACAACTTACTAAAAACACTTCTAAATTAACACAAATATGTAGAGTGTTAATGGGTAATGCTGTAGAAAACATGACAACAGCAGAATTAAAAAGAGATATATTAGTTTATGCTAAAAACAATCCAGACGATTTCTTAGACACTCTTAATGATCCAATGTTAGAACTTATGGATGATGTGTATCAGTTTTTTAACTTATCACTTTTATCTGCAAGAAACAATGGAAAAGATGTTTATTACAATCTTCCAAATAACAAAAAGAAAATGCTTACTATTCCTTTTGGAGAAGACCCTAATTTTATAGTTGCTTCATTTATGAAAAGCGATGATGGTTTAGAGGTTTATAAACTTCTTAAGAATAAAATAAAGTAAAACTAATAACTAACTGGAAAATTAGCTACCTTAAAAGGGTGGCTTTTTTTTTGCTATCTTTGTACTTTATTAACCCATTAAAAACTTTTTATAAAATGGCAAAATTTCTTAAAATTACAAACGCTCCTATTACTGGTCAATTAATTAGTCTTGACGGAGTCAAAGCAGTCGCTACGGCAACAGCTGCGGCAGTAACAGTTACAATTGATTATGTTGATGGAACTACTACAACAGTTACAACAGCGGCTCAAGTAGCTCACGATGTTTATAATTCTATATTAGACAATATGGAAATAGCATTAGCTACATCTTGGCAGAATCCTTTTTTCGAGGTAAGTCTTCCAAAAGCTGTAACAAGTATCGTTAATGCATAACAGCATTAATTAAACAATTAAAGAGAGGTTCTAAAAAAAATAGGGCCTCTTTTTTTTTGCTATCTTTGTAAAAAGAATTAATTATGCCAATAAACGAAGTACGAAATACGGTATTAGCAATAGCGAATAAAAACAACTACGGATATATTTCTCCACAAGATTTTAATCTTTATTGTGCGCAAGCTCAAATGGATATGTTTGAGAATTATTTTTACTCATACAATAATCAATTAGTAAAAGAAAATAAAAGACTTTCAGGGACAGGATACGCTGATATTTCAAAAGGTTTATTAGAAGTAATAGATACTTTTTATGTAAATATTCCATTAAAAAATACTGCTTTAACTCAATTAGGAGATATACAAACTAACTTATATACACTACCATCTGATTATTATTTAATTAATAAAATGATGGTATATACTAAGGAATTAGCCGCAGGAATTACAACTTCTATAAATGGAGGTGCTATAGCGGTAAACGACACTACGGCAGATTTTATTGCAGCAGGAGTGCAGGTTGGAGATATAGTTTCAACTGTTACAAATACCATAGTTTATAATACAGTAGTTTCTTCAGTTGTAAGCGCAACAAATCTTTTAATGTTTCCAACAACAGGAGCAACAGTATGGGATGCTATAGGAAAAACATATAACATATATTCAGCAAATGATATTGTTGAAGCAGAAAGAGTTGCGCAAAGTAAAATTACTATGTTAAATAATTCTATTTTAACAAAACCAAATATTAGTTATCCTGCATACACTCAAAACGCTCTTGTAGCAGAAGCTTTTCCAATTACTATTAATACAATAGGGCAGGTCACCACACAGTACGTTAGATACCCTTTAACGCCAAACTGGACTTACGCCTCCTTATTAGCTGGAGAGCCTTTATTTGACCCTACAAATGCGGATTATCAAGACTTTGAATTACCATTATCTGATGAGCCTACTTTGATAGCAAAAATATGTCAGTATGTAGGTATTGAAATAAGAGAGGCTGATGTTTATAATTTTGGTACTCAAGAGTTACAACAAGAACAACAAACACAAGGATAGATGGCATATATAAACGACTACGCATATTACGCAAATTCAGGAACAGCTCCAACGGACGCTAATTGGGGTTCGTATCAGTATGTTTCATTGGCAGATATAGTTAACAATTTTATGTTAATGTATCAAGGAAACCACGAATTGATAAACAACATTGAAAGATATCAAATATTATTTCACGCAAAAAGAGGTGTTCAAGAATTAAATTATGATGCAATGAAGGAAATAAAAATCCTTCAATTAGATATTACTCAACAATTAAGATTTGTATTGCCTCAAGATTATGTTAATTGGGTTAGAATTTCTCAATTTAGAAATGGTGGTTTACATCCTTTGTCAGAAAACATTCAAACAAATTGGTCTTCTGCTTATTTACAAGACAATAATTCTAATATTTTATTTGATCAAAATGGAAATGTTTTAAGACCACAAGATTCAGAAGTAGATTTAGCAAGAATTTTAGGAAGTAACAGAAGTATATATTTAAATCAAGGAAGTCCGTATAACGGAGCAGAAGGTTATTGTTGTGATGGTAATTGGTATTTTGATTATGCTATAGGTTCGCGTTTTGGTTTAAATACTGAAACTGCAAACTCAAACCCTACATTTACTATAGATAAACAATCTGGAGTAATTAATTTTAGCAACATATCAGGTGCTGCTTCTATTGTTTTAGAGTATGTATCTGATGGCATGGAAAATGGAGTTGATACTGAAGTACAAGTAAATAAATTATTTGAAGAATATATTTATGCTTATATTAGGTATTCTATTTTAAACGGAAGATTAGGTATACAAGAATACATTGTAAACAGAGCAAGAAAAGACAAATCTTCTTTACTACGAAATGCAAAAATAAGACTAAGTAATATACATCCTGGAAGACTTTTAATGAATTTAAGAGGTCAGAATAAAATTATAAAATAATATGCCAATAGTTACAACAAATTTTATTGCAGGTAGAATGAATAAATCTGTGGACGAAAGACTTCTTCCGCCAGGTGAATATATTGATGCAATGAATGTTCGTTTAGGTTCTACTGAAGCTACTGAAATAGGAGCTGTAGAAAACTCAAGAGGAAATGAACAACTTACTGTTATTGAATACAATGGAGCGGCCTTAAGTGCTGCTGCTGTATGTATAGGAGCATATGAAGATGGTGTTAAAGAAACTATTTATTGGTTTATTCATGACGGTTCAAATACTCAAGCTCCTGGAGGTGTTGTAGATTTAGTGGTATCATATAATACAACTAATCAAATAGTTAATTATCATATAATTACAACAGCACTTTTAAATTTTGATCCTTTGTATTTAATAACAGGAATTGATTTAGTTGAAAATCTTTTGTTTTGGACAGATGATATAAATCCACCTCGAACAATAAATATAAATAAAAGTTATGCAGAGCCAATTTCAAATGTAGATCAAATTATAGAAGAAGATATATCTGTAATAGTAAAGCCTCCTGGTTTTGAAAATATTGTAAATTCACACATTCCATTACCAGCTCCAAAAATAAGTTTTTTAAATATTGCAGGAAATGAAAATTATATTGAAAATAGATTTTTATGTTTTGCTTATAGATACAGATATGAAGATGGGCAATATAGCGCAACTTCTTTATTTACTATACCAGCATTTGTTCCTCGTCCATTTCAATTTGATACAAAAAACTATTGTAACGAGGGTATGTTAAATCTTTACAATGGTGTTGTAGTTGAATTTTCTACAGGTAGCTCAAGAGTAAAAGAAGTTGATTTATTATTTAAAGACACAAATTCAAATACATTAAATGTAATTGAAAGGTTTAAAAAAGAAGATTTTGGTTGGGCTAATAACACTAATAAAACTTATACGTTTACTAATAATAAAACTTATACAGTATTAGGTAATGACGAATTACTTAGGCAATATGATAATGTTCCAAGATTAGCAAAAGCTCAAACTATACAAGGTAATCGTTTAATGTACGGCAACTACGTAGATGGTTATAATATTTCAAGACCAGACGCAAACGGAAGCTCAATTGCTGTTGATTACAACACAAGTTTAATTAATACTATTTTAGGTTTTGCGGAATTGCCATCAGGAAATTTATCTACTGGAGTTAGTTATACACTTAATGGAATTGAAGATATAGAAAATTCAAAAGTTAGAATAGATTTTACATTAATTGCAGATAAATTAAAAACCAATTCTTTAATAGGACTTACATTTAGTTTTACAAGCGAAAAAAGAGTATTTGTTCCAACAAATTCTAATGAAGCCACTGCTAATATAAATTTTAAAAATCTTGATTTTGAAATAGATTTAAATATAACATTAGATCAAGATTATTCAAGTCCGTATGATTTTTTTAATAGTTCTTTGTTTGCAGAGCGTATTGGAACTATTCTTAATACTAATTTTGAGCCTATTGCTACAGCTGATCAAGGTAATTCTTTGACTGATTTTTTTAATAATGAATTAGTTCCTCCAGTTGAAGGTAGTTTTCCTTTTGTTAAATTTAATAGTGGTATTACAGATGCTACATTACAACAAGGGTTTTCAATTAATGCAACACCAGGATTAAATACTTGTGAGATTCAGTTAATTGCTATGAACTTTCGAGCAACCGATACTACTGATCCAGCTGCTCCAATTATAACTAATTTATTTGAATATTTTAGATTTACATCTGTAGAAGGTGGTTTTACAACAGATTTAGATACTGGTAGTTTACATAGTGATCGTGATTTTGAAACAGGTATTGTATACAGTGATGAATATGGTAGATCTTCTACAGTTTTAGTATCTGAGTATAATACTGTTTACGTGGAACCTGGTAATAGTACTACCGCAAATAGTATACAAGTTGCTATATCATCCAGAGCGCCATATTGGGCAGAACGATATAAGTTTGTAGTCAAACCAAGTAAAGCAGGTTATGAAACTATATTTTGTAATTTTTATTATGTTAGACCAAGTGATAACATGATTTTCTTTAGACTTGAGGGAGATAACGCAAACAAAGTCCAAAAAGGACAAACACTTATTGTAAAGGCTGATGTTAGTGGTGCATTACCAAGAGTTGAAACTTGTGAAATTTTAGAAATATCTCCAGAAGCCACAAATTTTTTAGCTACTATCAATGAACTTGGAGCCGAAAGTTTTCAATTAAAAGGGTTATACATGCTTATTAAAAATCAAAATTTTAATATTGTTATCCCTGATGATTCTATAGTAGAACTTGGAAATATAAAAGCCTCATCAAAAGCGAGAGGTTGTACAAATCTCAGAAAAATTGGTTATCCTTGTTTTACAACATTAGTAGATAATTCTGATCCAGCTGCTCCAATAACAACAACAAATAATTATGATGTTCCAGGAGGCTCTGTTATAAGAGTAAAAATGAGAATGTTTCGTAACGACACATTTAATGGAAATAGCTGTGAGCAAAGATTATGGGAATGGGAACAAGATTATGTAGCAACAAGAGATTATTCAGACATGAGAAGATGGTGGGTTGGAGACAATATAAACCCATCTCTTGCACAACCTGGAAATATTGACGAGGAAACTACTACAATAAATGATACTACTTTAGTTGCGGTTGGTGTGATTGGAGTAGCAGACAACATAAATTGCACATTTTTTGATCTTACATTTCAATGGATACAAGCTTCAACTGCATTACCAACTGATCCTTTATATTTAGGAGTTTCTTCAGGAGTACCTGGATGTGGAAGAGTTCCTCCTCAACGTGATAGATATTCAGATTTAGAAGTTGAATTAATAGTTTTTAGAGCAAATACATTAATTGTTTTTGAAACAGAACCAGCTGATGCAAATGCAGAATTATATTATGATGCATCGGAATCTTTTTCTATTTCACAACCAGATGGGTTTCATTTATCTGGATCTAACACAGAATTCAACGATCAAAATCAAACTGCTGCTCAAGATGCTATAGTTAATTTAAATTTTAGAGATTGTTTTTCATTTGGAAACGGTGTTGAAAGTTATAAAATAAAAGATCAATTGGCTGGGAGACCATTTCAATTAGGTCAAAGAACTTTAGCAGTTTCTAATCAAGATTTTAAAGAGGCTGATAGATTTGAAGGTATAACTTATAGTGGTGTTTTTAGTAGTAATAGTGGTGTTAATAATCTTAATGAGTTTAATTTAGGATTAATAAATTTTAAAGATTTAGAAACTTCTTTTGGTCCAATACAAAAAATGCATCCAAGAGAAACAGATATTTTAGTTTTACAAGAAGATAGAATTAGTTATGTATTAGCAAGTAAAAACTTAATTAGTGACAGTACTGGTGGTGGTGTTATTGCATCAGTTCCTCAAATTTTAGGAACTCAAATAGCTCGTATTGAAGAGTTTGGTATTAGTTATAATCCTGAAAGCTTTGTAGCTCATGGGTATGACATGTTTTTTACTGATGTAAAAAGAGGTGCTGTATTAAAATTAAGAGGTACAACCAGAGATAATGATTCTTTAGAAGTAATATCTCAACAAGGAATGCGTTCTTGGTTTAGGGATGAGTTTTATGAATCTATTCAAACACAGAAATTAGGCGGTTATGATCCTTACATGGATGAATATGTGTTAGGAATGAATTGCGATCAAATTCCTTTACCACCAGATATTGCTCAATGTGGCTATAGATTACAAAGAAATGGATTATCAACAGGGGGTGCAAATGCTATTGTTAGTGTTATAAATTATGGTGCTTTAATTGGAACAGCTAATTTTAATTACAACATAAATTCTGGATCAATAACAATTTCAGTGTTATGGAATGGTGTTACAACAACAAGCACTACTTTAACAGGGTCTGGAACATTTAGTTTTGAAAAAACTCTTAACAGTCCTTCTAATGCTACTGTAACATTTACAGCAATAACAACTGCATCTTTTACTGTAACAGCTGAATGTGTAACACCAATAAATATAACTGTTGTAAAGGTAGTTATGAATTCTGGTGATCAAAATGGAGAATTTATTCATGTAGAATATAATTGGGAAGATAGTGCTAATATTAGTCCAGTCGATTCAGATTTAGCAGAATTTGGCTCAAACAGTTTAGTAGCTTCAAGCTATGACGCTCAAACAGGAGTAAGATCTTTAGGGGTTTTTCCTTATGATGGTGTAGATTTAACAATTCGTTCTAATAAAATAAATTTTGATACTTATGATTGGGGATATCCTAATGATAATTTTAAATATTTATCCAGTAATACATTGTATGAAAACAATCAATCTGACATAACTTCATTATTGGCAGCAGCTACTACAGTATCAAATGGATCTGTAACTAACCCATCGTCTGGATTGTATCAAACAACATTAAATAATTTATCTTTACCACTTGCAAATCAATATTTATATTTAATATATGATTATAGATTAACAAGTTGTCAAGAGTTTTGTTTTGATGCAAGTTCTGCGGCTTCGGCTTGTTGTGATTGTGCTTTTACATACACATCATATTTAAGTAGTACGGTTTTTAGTACAGAAGCAAATGTTTGTAACCAGCCTTTAAATATTACTTACTATCATTCTGGAAGTAATACGTTGCCAGTATATCAAGATTTTGTATATTCTTCTTCAGACGGAGCTGTTGGAAGTAATTTATCAACAGGACTTTACAAAATAAGTTCAACAGATTATATAACAGTAAATCAATTTGGCTTAGTTACAGCAGTAACTACATGCCCATAAATAAATAAATAAATGGCAGCATTAGGAACATATTGTTTTGATGGATTAAATTTTTCGCAAGCTACGTCTTTGTTTACAGACTCAGGCTTAACTACTCTTGCCCCAGATGGTTGGTATTCTCAAGGTGGTATTATAAGACAACAATTAAATGGTGTTTTATTAAATGCTCAACCATGTTCAGAATGTTTAGTTCCTTGTGGATCAGGTGTAGAAGGATCTTTTTCTGCTAATGGTTTATTTACAGCTACAGTAGATTTAGGTAACACTATAGGAGCTTCAATTTTATATTTTTATATGGGAAATTCAATCCCAGATGGTGTAGGTATAACATATAATGGGACACAATATAATCGATTAACATGTGGAGGAAACCACAACACTACTTCTATTGTAGATGGTTCTGGTACTACAGTAGATTATGCTGGAATTGGAAATCAAGGGACTGGAAATGTAACATATGTGGGAAGTGACACTCAAGTTCCTCAATTACTTGCTCAGTCACCTTTTAATAACATTCCAAGTGGTGGTTGTTCTAATAGCGATAAACCACAAGACTACACTTTAACTGGAAATCCAGCAACATATGTGGCTCAAGGTACATATCAAACTGTTACCGCAGTATCTGCGCAGGTAGGCTGTAATCCAACTGGTAGTCAAGTTTTTACTTTGGTTGTACCTAAAACAACAAGTAGCCCAACTGTTGTTACTGTTTTAATTAGCGCACCTTTGTGTGGAACACTTTTTAGATGGGAAGTAGATTGTCCAATAGTTTTACCAAACTTTACTGCTTCAGCAATTCAAAGTACGACAGCTTGTGCAGCAGCTACAACAACATATTATTTTGCTCGGAATGCTACAGGAACAGCAACTCCTTTTAGTATAGACACAAACACAACTCCAAATATAGGTAATTGGGTTTTTTCAGACGCAAATGGCTCAACGTATTTAAATGATACGTCTACTATAAAATATTACATAATAGGTGGAACTACTGCACTTGGTGTAAGAAATGGAGTTGTAGTGTCAAGAGGAAATTGTTCAGGCATTTCTTACACTTCGTTTTTTGCCACATCAGGAACTACTACTTTAAATGACGGCACGTGTGGTAATGCAACAGGTACACTATTATATCATAACGGATCTGGAACTTTACCTCAAGTTGGAGATACAATTTATTCATCAAGTATTGGAACAATAACGGTTACGTGGAGTGACTATAGAGGAATGGGTCCAGCTGACGTAGGAAATGGTGTGGTAGACACAGCGACAGTAAACGGATCAGGGGTTGTTCAAACTATATTTTCGTGTCCGTAAAAAATAAATAATTATATAAAATATATCCATGGCAACAAAATGTAATTCAGAATATACATTATCATATAGCGAATCATCTAAAGGATGGCCTTCATTTTACTCATTTATACCTGATTTTATGATAGGAATGAATAGTTTCTTTTATAGTTTTAAGGGTGGTAATATATGGAGGCATAATACAAACGCAAATAGAAATGAATATTATGGAGTTCCAGGAACACAAGCACCGTCTACAATCACAAGTGTGTTTAATCCAGAGCCTACTTTAAGTATTAAATTATTTAAAACATTATCATACGAAGCAACGACAACGGTAGTTGATAGCAATGAAGCAAGATGGCAATGTACACGACTACTTACTGATTTAACAGATGGAAGTCCAGGATCAATGTTGGAAACTTATTTTGAAGAAAAAGAAGGAGAGTGGTTTAGTTATCTTAGAACAAATGCTGGTACAGTAAATTGGAAACAACGTTCTGCTAATGGCGTAGGTGTATGTACAGGAGTAAGTGGACCAAATACTGCAACTATAATTGTTTTTGCAACGTCTGTTGGCTCAATTCTAAATATTGGAGATATAGCATACGCAGCTACTTTAACGGCTGGAGTCGCAACTACAGCACCTATTTTAATAGGAGAAATTACTGCAAAATCAAGCACAAGTATTACTGTAAATGCTTCTCCAGGAGGAAGTACAGTTCCAACAATTGGACAATTTATAATGTACATTAAAAACGCAGTTGCAGAGTCACATGGAGCAAGAGGGTATTACTTAGAATTTAAGTTAGAAAACAACTCTACATCTCCAGTTGAATTATTTTCTGTAGGAAGTAGTGTGATAAAAAGTTATCCATAGAAAATTGTTATCTTTGTTATTAAATTATATCTAATGAAATTTAATATACGAAAACTTAAAGACAGCGATTGGGACACATTATCATCTTGGTGGGATAAATGGCCAGAATGGACAACCCCCCCTAAAGATGGATTCCCAGAGAATGGCACAGGTGGATTTATAGTAGAAAAAGATAATGTTCCTATTGTAGCAGGTTTTATATATTTTACAAATTCTAAAATGGCTCTTTTAGAATGGATTGTTTCTGATCCATCTTATAGAGATGATGACAGACAGGATGCTATTGAATTTTTAATTTTAACATGTGAAGAATATGTAAAAGCTAATGGAAAAAAATATATATTTAACATTGGGAGAAATAAACATTTAATGGATACTTTTAAAAAATTAGAATATAACGTAGATACAAAAGCATCCTACGAAATAATAAAAACAGTATAATATGGGAGCAGTAACAGGCACAACAGCGTTAATAATTGCAGGAGTAGGTACAGCGGTAGCTGGTACTTCGGCTGGAATGAGTTTTGCTCAAGCCGCAAAAGCAAAAAAAACAGCTGAAGCGGCAACAGCAGCAAGTAAAAAATTAATGAAAGAGGCTGAAAGAAAAGCTGAGATTGAGTTTTTTGGACAACTTAATGTCCCTTTAGATGCTTACGGTAGAGAATATGAACAAAACTTACAAGCCCAACAACAAGGTATACAAGCTTTACAAGAAGGTGATTCTCGTAATTTAGCCGCTGGAGTTGGAAGAGTAGGCGCAGGTGCAGTTGCAGCTAATGAAAGTACTCGTATTTCAATGGGTAAAGAATTATATGATTTACAAAAATTGCAAGTTCAAGAACAGTCTGATATTAATCAAGACCTTAAAGATATGAAGGTTGGTGCTGCTGCGGATCAATCAATGATTGCAAGAGATTCTCAAGAAGCTCAAGCGGCAGCTATGGCGCAAGGGGTTGCCTCTGTTGGTTCAGCTATTGGTTCAGCTGCTTCAGCTGTACCGTTGTTTACAACATCAGGAGTAGACAAAGCAGCTACAAAAGTTTTAAATCAATTAGATTCAAAATTAACACAAAACACAATTGCTAATCCAGCTGGTATAACGCCAGAAGGAAAAACAACTTTTGCAAAGCTTAATGCCAAAACTATTCCAGATCCAAAAGATCCTACTAAAACAATAGTAAATCCTGAATATGACCCAGAAAAAGCAAAATTATTTGCGTTAACTACCTCTACCCCAATTAGCAGTACTTTTATGAGGAATAGACTTACACAAAATTATTCTAAAAAAGAACTTCAAGAAATGGCGGAAGGTAATAGTTATGATCAAGCATTTTATGACCAGTTTTACACACCTTAATAAACAACATGGCAGAAGATAAAACTACTCCAGGAGGAGCAAATAAATATTCAGTTTACGCACAAAGAAGTGTAGACAGTACTCAAATTAATTGGAATGAAATATCAGGACAATTAGTAAAAGGATTAAAGACTATTCGTGATGAAAGACAAAGCAGAAAAGATGCTATTGAAAAATCTACTCAAGACGCAATAGAACAATTAAGTCAAGTTCCAGAAACAGGAACTCAAGATGGTGCATCTTTAGTAATAAATGGATCAGCCATGTCTATAAAATCAGTACAAGAACAAAATAATTTAATGAAGCGTGGTCTAATTAGCCCAAAAGACAATATGTTGTTTATGCAACAACAAAAAAATGGGTATAAAAGTTTAAGTGCAGCTGTAAAAGGCTGGGAAGCTTGGGCTGTTGAAGCTCGTACAAGACTTTCAGATCCAAATATATCATCAGGTAATTTAGAAACTTTTACTAATTTACAAACAGAAGCATTAGGGAATTTAAAAAATAAAAAATTATGGACTAACCCTACTAACGGTAAGATGCAGTTAGTAACAATGGGTTATAATAAAACAACTAAGTTATATGATGTAATGCCAGATTACGAAACTCGAAAACAAGATTACCAAAATCCAAATACCATGCTTAATTTCATGAAGTTTCAAAATGCTGGTGTCGATGTAAATGAGTTAGCAAAAAAACAAACAGCTAATATAGCTCAAATTGTAACTGCTACACGTGAAAAACTAACTGCTCTTGGTGGTGGTGGTGGTGTTACTTCTGAGGAAGATTTTAGACAATTAGGGGAATTTGGTAATGATGAGGACGGTAATAAAATTACTTACGACATGTGGAAGACTGATAATATTGATGCTATGGTTGGTGATATTACAGATACATCAAATTTTAATGCAGCAGAGATGTTAACAAATACTGGGTATGAGTTTGCTCAGACATTAAGTCAATTTAAAGAAGAGTTTCCAAATAAAGATGAATCAAAATGGATTGAAGTTGATATGTCAAGTGGTCAACCAGTTCCAACAATGAATCCAGCTCAAATGAAACAAGCACGTAAGCTTGCAGATGTTGCTATTGAAGCTCAAGTTAGTCACATTGTTAAAATGACTGAAGGAAAAGGCGCTAAAGAAAAACAACAGCCTACAAATGCTACAAATTTATCTAATACAAGAAATACTCAATTAATTGGGTATATGGATGACACAAATGCTCTTGCATCTGACGATGAATCAACTTTTGAGGCTACAGCTAATGATCGTATTACAGCATTAAATGGAAATATAACTAATCCAGAAGAAAAAATAGATAGTATTAAGAGAAATAATAAGCAAATTGTATTCGAGTTAGCTAATGGCGCTAAAGTGCCTATCGAAAGACTTAATGAAGATGGTACACCAAGAGAGATTAGAGATGTAGTAAAAGACATGTATAGACTTGTAGCGCCTACAAGCGAAAAAGAATCATATAAAGAAGCTGCATTATTATACGAAAAAGAAATAGGAGGAGGATTTAGAGAAGCTGATAGATTATTAAATGATGCTGAAAAAATTGTTTATGTTGCAGAAGAAAAAGCGATTGCTGCATTAAAAAACAAAAAAATAACACCAACAATAGAAGATCCGAAAAATCCTAAAAAACAAATTACTAATCCAAATTACGAGAAAGAGCTTAAAAAAGAAATTATTGAGCAAGCAAAAGGTGTAACTCAAGATGAAAAAGATTTGGTAAAAAAGAGAATACTTAAAAATATAACAGGGGAGAAGTATCAAGCTTTACCTCCTTTACCAAGAATTGTACAGCCAACAAAAGGAATTGTAACTGTACCGAATCCTAATGCAGCAGCTGGTGGTTATATAAATATAACTGGGACCGAAGTAATTGATAATGCTATTGGTGGCCGATTAGATGGGTTAAATGATTTTAGTGCAGGTGGTGATGATGCCGCAGAAGTAAACAAAGCACTTAGTGATGTTATGAATGGGTATTTACCAAAAGAATTAGAAGGTGGTGCTAAAGTTGAATTTAGTAAAGATGAAAGAGAAAAAATAAAAGATCCAAATGATGAAACTTTAGAAATTGATAATCCGAATAAAGGTAAATGGTCTTTAGCAGTATCATATTTTGATAGATCAGGAACACAAAGAACAATGCCTATACAGTACCCAGCTGTTGGAAGTTTAGTAGGTACTGGTGGCGCAACACCATCAGAATTAAATACAATGATACATGAAGCCGCAGAAAAAATTGGAACAGAAGAAAGCGAAAGATTAGTAAATAGAAATCAAAGAGGCACAGGTAAAAATCAAAGAAAATTTAATTAATGGATAAGTTTACAGAGTTATACAATTATTTGAAAGAAGAAGGTTTAACAGATTTATCTTCTGAAGAATTTAAAGTTCAATATGCGGCTGGAACTGCTAAAAATACAGAGCTATATTCTTATCTAAAAGATGAAAAGTTAACAGACTTAGATTCGGAGAATTTTAATGTTGAATATTTCCCTGGTGTAGAAAAAAAAAATCCAAACGAAACTTCTCAGTCAAATGTGGAGGAGGTTATTACGGATTCTACTACCGAAACTCCAGAGGTCGTAGATACTTCTGTGGATTCTACCATAGTTGAAACACCTTTAGGTGACAATACTGTAGTAGATGTAGAGCAAGAAGACACCATGGTTACCGAGTACCCTGCTTACGATCCTCGTGAGCAAGGGAAAGAGATTAATGCTAATCCAATTACTTACGATTCAACAGACTCACAGTTTGATAAATCTTTGGCTTTTGTAACTAAAGATTTAATTGACAGAGAAGCGTCTGAGGTAGTTAACAGAATGAAATATCATTTTGAAGATTATGGATTTAATTTTGAGCAAGGTGGTAGTATGTTTGATGGACTTGATGGCATGACTGTTACATCTAAAGATGACCCAACTAAAAGTATTAATGTTAATCTTGATCCTGTTTTTGGAGATATATTTGGTGGTGAGTCAGGACCTGCACAAGAACTTAAAGAATTTTTAAAAGCCAACAGAAGAACTGACAGTAAAATGGCAGAACTAACAACTGGATACGATAGAAATAGAAAAAAATATTTTAGTCGTGAAGGAACAAAAGAGGATATAGCAGATGTTGAAAATACAGCTAAAGCCCTTAACACAAAATATAAAGTTTACTTAGACGCTCAGACTACACAAGAATCTGAAATGGATGTTTTGATGGGGCAGAGCCAAGAAATAAAAGCAACCCCTGAATGGCAAGTAAAATATCAACTTGCTTTAGCTGCTGGAAAGAGATTACAGCAAACACGAAACGTATTAGGAGATAATTTTAAGGAATACAAAAAACTTAAAACATTAGTTGACTCATCTGTCGGAAATTATATCGACATGAAAGAAGCTGATGATAGCACATACGCTGGAGGGTTGCTTAACACCTTTCTTGGCCCTGGTATTAGCGATAACCTTGCGGCTCTTTGGGGTGGTGGTGTTGATGGGTTTTACAAATTAGTACAGTCTGTAAACGAAGATTTTGGAATGACTCCTCAAGAAAAAAAAGATCGTTACATTGATATAGCAAGAGATCTTAAGTACCCAGTCCCTGAAAATATAGAGGATGAAGCTGTTTACACAAAATGGTTAGAAGGTATGAAGGATCAAAGCCTTGATGGTGAAGAAAAAGTAAAAGATGAAGATAGATTAAGAAATATTTCTGAAGGTTTGTTTTCTGAAGAAACTTTAAAACGACTTGAAGCTGATGGTTATGATTTAAGTAAACCAACACTAAACGGTAAGTTCTTTAATAAAAATCAATCTGGATTAAATAAATTTTTAGATGGTGATTACATTGAACTTCCTGATTATGCATATGACAAAACAAGAGGTGAAAGATTAAAAAGATTAGTATTAGACCAAGAGGTTAAAGAAAATAAAAAACCACAAAAAGATTTTGTTAAAAAATACTTAAATGAGATTTTATCTCAAGATGATATTTCAGACGAAAAATTTCAAAAACAAAATAGAGATGGTGTTGCTGATTTCTTAGGCATTCCTGTAACTGAAGGGCTTACAGGTCTTGCTAAATCACTTCCGTCTGTATTGGTTTCATATTTATCAAGAGGTAAAATTGCTCCAGCTGTAGGTATTGGAGCTGCTAAAAGAAATTTAATTGCAAGAGGTTTAGGTTTAACTACTAAAGGAGGGATAGCTCAAACTGTTTCGTTTTCATTATTACAGGCTGAAGCCATGAATGAAGAGATGAACAACGATCCTGACTTTAAGTATGTTACAGAGTCAGAAAGAAAAAATATTGTTATACCTACAGCTATTACAGTAGGTATATTAGAGCGTTTAGGTTTTAGACACTTAATAGGAAACAAGACTATAGTAACTGGTCTAATGAATACGGTAACTAATATGTTACCTAAAGGAGCAACCGCAGTTATGTTTAGAAATACTATGAACAAGGTTGTGCAAAACAGAATTGCTAAAGGTCTTTTGTCTAATAAAGCAGTTAAAGCTACGATGACGTTTACTAATCGAGTTGCAAGAGCAACAATGGCAGAAGCTGAAACTGGTGGTCTACAGCAAATTGCTGAAATGGGTTATAAAGATGTGTGGAATAACATGAACAATAAGGAAATGTTTGACCAACCTGAAATGTGGAGTGGAGAGTTTTGGAAAACTGTTGGACATGCGGCAGCGGCAGAAGCTGTTGGTGGTTTTGTTATGGGTGTGCCTGGAGCTGTAATTAACGCAGCCAAGAGAGGAAGTGAAGAGCTTATATCTGATGATATGGTCGAGCTTTTTGATATGATTAGAAACGATGAAATAACAAAAGCTTCTTATAAAACTAAATTAGACTTAGAAGTAGCAGCTGGAAATATAACACAAAAAAAAGCCGATCAAAATTTATTAGATTTTGAAACTTTAAGCGGAGCATCAAATACATTACCAAGTGATTTAGATACAAATTCAAGAAAAAAAGGATTATTATTAATATACGAACAACAAAAATTAGAAGCTGAAATGTCTAAGATTGATAAGAATTTAAATTCTTATAAGACAAAAGAGGCAAGAGTAAAAGAAATAAAAGAATCAATTGGTCAGTTAGGTACTGATCAAGCTCAAGCTAATACTAATTTAAAAAATGAAACTGAAGGAATTAAAAAATCTGTTTTAATTACAGAAGAAGATGCCACAAAATCTTTACAAGATAAGGGGGTGCAAAACCCTACAGTTGAACAAATAAAAACCGAACAAGATGCCTTACAAAAGCAAAGCACAGAGAGCCTGGATGCACAAGAATCTACCACAAATAGCGAAGAGGTGGGACAAAACATATCCAACGAGCAATCTTCCAACGAGGGTGACACCAGCAATAAAACCAAAGACAAAACGAAGTCCAAAACGAAAGTAAGTAAAGACGATCAAAATGATATTGATGACTTTTTTGGAGATACAGTTTTAGATGAAGTAGAAACAACTTCAGATAATTTATCTATAAACCGTAAACAAAAAGAAGGAAGCACTGAAATTGAAAACACATCTCTGGCAGCTGCTGTTGTTAACAAAGCTAAAAAAGCAGCACGTGCAATTAAAAAACTCGCTCCTAATGTAAAAATTGTATTACATGATACTCAAGCTGAGTATGAGAAATATGGGACAAAAAATAGCAGGGGTTACTACAATCCTAATAGTAAGGTTATACATATTAATTTAACTAAAGCCAAAGGTAATACAGTAGCACACGAAGTTTTTCATGCGGTATTTTTAGAAAAAATATCAGGTGGAGACGTTCAAGCTCAATTAGCTGCTAAAAAATTAATAACAGCTGTAAGAAAAACCTTACCAGCTGACTCTATGTTAGCTAAACGAATAGATAAGTTTGCTCAAAATTATGATGAGAATTTTAAAGATGAAGAATATTTAGCTGAATTATTCTCGTTAATGTCTAATGAATATAAAACATTAAAGAAACCAGCAAAAAACAAAATAATTGAATTTATAAGATCAATGGCTGCGAAGGTAGGTGTTGAAATACCTGGTGGATTTGGTAAAACAGATGAGTCTGTTATTGATTTTCTTAATACATTTTCTCAAAAAGTTAGAACTGGTACTGAAATTACAGAAGCTGATGTCGATGTTTTAAATAAAATTGACAAAGAATTAGATATAGAGCAAGAACAGGGTGAGTCTGGGCAAGTTGGTACTTTTACTTTTGAAGGTAGAGAATCAAAAGCTCCAGACATAAACACTGACACCAGACCTTATGCAAAAAATATTATTCAGAAAGATATTCAAGATTATAAAGGACAAAACTTTGTGACTAACATGTATGACTTTACAAATGCTGGACCAACTGATATAGGTGCTGGTATTGTATTAGACTTATATGGAGGTAAAAATTATGTTGCTGACATGATGGAAAAAATAGGAGCTAAATTAGGAGAAGTTTCTAATCTTGCTGCTTTTAATAGTAAAGAAAATGCTGAAGGATTTATAAAAAATTCTATTGATGGTGATGCGAATTTATTTGCTCCACACGTAGGAACTAAAGAAGGTTCGTGGCAGTTTCAACAAAATATTTTTGCTCAATTAACTGAAAAATTATTAGATAACAATATTATAACCAATAAAGAATTAATTGAAAGTTTTAATAGTGGTTTAACCAGTAAGGATGGCAAATCTGCTTTAAAGACATTTACTGAAGCATATTCAAAAGCACAATCAAAAAAAGGAAGTAACCTTCCTAAATTAAAAAACACAAACAACTTAAATGATTTTATAGAAAATCCTAAAAAATTAGTTGAACTGTTAGATATTGATAATAATTATTCACCAGATTTAAGAAAAATATTAAACGATAAAATAGCTGCTAATGATAAAGTCAAGAACGCTTTAGGTGTTAAAAATAAAATTCAATTTGCTGAAAAATTAGAAGATCCTATGAATGTAGGTAGTAAAGCTTTTGATTTAATTGGTGTTATAGAGTTTGATAATACTACTTTTGAAGCACCTTCAAGACCAAAAAAAGGAGATGCTGATTATCATCCTTCTTTTGCATGGACAGTAAGAGCAAAAATAAAAGCAATTGTTCAACCTACAACGTTTTATCAAAGTACTGAAGCTACTGATTCCTATACTAAGTTTAATAAAGATGAGGTAGTTGTTTCTACAAAAACTGATGTTAAAGATTCAAAAGGAAATTCATTAGAAAAGTTATATAAAATAGCTCTTAAGGACACCAGAAAATACAGAAAAAACAAACAAGGTAAAAAAGTAATAGCATCAGGTAAAGCTCCATTCTCTGGTACATTTGAAGATTTTAAGAAAAGTAAGTTTAAAAGTTCAAACGTAGCGAGTAGTGCTGGTTCAGGCCCTAAAGTAGCTACTGTAAAATCAGAAATAAGAGAAGGTAGAGAGCAGTCTACTGAGCAACAAATAAAAGATCAAACTGGAATGCCAGGAAGCGGCTTTTACAGCGCTCAAGCTATGGTGTCTGATATACAGCGTCAGTGGAATAGAGTTGGTCCAGGATACACAGCTTACAGAGCTAAGTTAGGAGCTTATGGTGGCGGTGGCGGTGTCTTTGTGATTGGTCCTAAAGGGAGAGTTAAAAACCCTACTCGAACAGGCCGTCAGCAAGTAATGGATAATGAAAATGATTTATTAAGAGTCATTGTAGCTGGTAAACAAGAAGGTGGATTTACAGATGCTGCAATATTAGATTATTTAAAACGAAGAAAAAGAAAAGTTGATGGCAAAACTAAACCAGCCTACACTGCAAAAGAAATAAAGGGTGCGTTTAAAGTTTTAGAAAGTGAAGCTTTTGACTCTTACATGTTTAGAGAGTATCCTAAAAGTTTTAACGACATAAAAGGTGGTTTCTTAGCTGGTCTTAAATTAATGAAACAGGTTGACAACTACTATAAAAAATTAGTTGAAGACAACAATTTAATAAAAGACAGGATAAAGAAAAATAAAAAAACAAAACAAATTCCTTTATCAGACGAGCAACTTAATTTAAAAGTTTTAGATTTTTTCATGAACCAGGCTGGTTATAAAAGCGCAGGTGTTAAAGGTAAAAGACAAACATCTCAGCAACTCGCAATGGAACGTGATATGTTAGAAATACTTCTTCCAGACCCTTTAAAAGCTAATCCTCAGCGTATTGCTGCTATAAATAAAAGAATTAAAAACATAAAATTTGACGAGAAAAATATTAAAGGAGTTCAAAGAGCATTACGAAATTATATTCGTATGGTTCTTCCAAGAGACTTGTACACTAAAAAAGAAATCACTGATTTAATAGATAAAATAAACAGAGTTGATGCTACTAATTTTGATTCAGTTAAGGATGAGGTTTTTAAAATAGTAACAATAAAGACTAATACTCGTCTTCAGAATATTCTTTTTGAAATACTTAAAAAAGATTACACTGTAGTTCAAAGTGGTAGGTTTAAAGGTGTTAAAATAGATAACAAAACACGTAAAAAACTAAACCGTATAAATAAATTAATAATAAGTAAAAAAATTGAGGATAAAAACGGAAAAATTATAAGTGTAATAAATCCAGATGCAACTGAAAAAGAAATAACAAAAGCAAATAGTAAATTATTAGATAAATTTAATAAAATTGCAAAAGAAGAGGTTGAAGGTGAAAAAGGTGGAGATGTTGTTACAATTAATAAGAAAGATTTTTCTGAGAATGACTTAGAAGCAATGGCTGAGATTACTTTAGCTATGCAGATAAATACTTCATTTACTCAAGAAATGAATGACCCTAATAAAACCACTCATTTAAACTCAGTAGTAAGTAGTCTTAATCAAATTGAAACTACTGGAAAAGCAAATCTTGAATACCAATTATTACAGGATGCAATTAAATACAGAGAAAATGACAGAGCTGTATATAAAGACATGACAGGTGTTGATTTAGATGCTAAACAATCTCTCATTGATCAAGGAATTCCTGAAAATGAAATAACGGAATACATGATTAATAAAGAATTTCGTGAAATGAGTAAAGATATTGCTCTTGATGCTAAAGAAGGTGGAGGTTTAAAAGTAAAGGGTGTTATAAAAAGATTTAGAGGTTCTATAAACAGTGTACTCTCGTCTATTGAGCAGGGTGTGTTTGGTACGGCAGAAGATATGACTGGATTAATTGATAGAATTTCAACACAACCAGGAGAAATATTTGAAGGAGCGACTCAAGAAATAACTCAGAAAGAAATACGTAAAGCTTCAAGAATGTTTAAAGGAAGAATGCTTAACCAACAATTAATTTTTTCTGAAAAAATGACTGAGTTGTTCGGTAAAAGATGGACAGCAAAAAATAGAAAAAATGCACAAGAAAGTGAAACTATTGTTCGTAGTGTAGTAAAAGCAGAAATGTTACAAGACCAGTTAAATGAGATTAAAAAAACTATTACTAAAAAAAATAAATCAGAAGTAGCTGCTAAAGTAAAAGAGATAGAAAAGAAAATAGGAGAGAACACTATGAGTATTAGTCAGAACCAATTACTTTATTATTATTCTCAAATGCAAGATCCTTCGTTAAATAAAAGTATGATTAATACTTTTGATGCTACACGATTAGGAAATGAGACTTTTGAGAATGAATTTAATAGTCGTATAAAACAAGAGATTGCTGATAAATTAGATGACAAATTAATTCAATTGTCAGAATGGATGATAGGAGAATATTATCCAGAATCATACGATCATTATAATAACACTTACAAAGAAGTGTATAGAACTGATATGCCATGGAATCAATTCTATGCTGGTAGAGTTTATAGACAAAACGAAAATGAAGCTGAAGGGTTAGATTTATTAGCAGATAGTCAGTCATGGATAACAAATGTTGGTGCTGCCAGTACTAAAGCAAGGGTAGCAAACACTAATCCAATAAATAAATCAGATGGTATAGATGCATTATTGAATTACACCAAAGACATGGAGTATTTTGCTGCATATGCAATTCCAATTAGAAATATTAATAAAATATTTCAGTCACCATTAATTAAAGAAACTATTAAGGATAAGTTTGGACCACAAATATGGAAGTATATTAATGACTCTATTACAAAAATTGCCAATAAAGGAATACAAACTCAAAACGAAACTAAAATAATAAATACGTTTAATAATACTTTTTTATTATCTCGATTAGGTTTAAATCCAACACTTATTTTAAAACAGATGACTTCATTTGTTACATATGGTAATGACATTGGTTATTTAAATTGGGTCAAAAACGCGGCTATGAGTACTGTTAAAGCAAGTACTTTAGTTAAAGAAGTTTTAAATAATTCAGTAGTTCTACAAGACAGATACGGTAAAAGTATTAGTAGAGCTGTAGAAAGTTATACCGATGATAAGTTTGAAAGAATGAATGGTGGCTTACTTGAAAAATTTGGTTTAACTAATACCAAGCAAGACCAAATCAGTAAAATACTAATGTGGACTACAATGGCTGGTGATAAAGGAGCTATTTTAGTTGGAGGTGTTCCTAATTATTTATATTATAAAAATAAATTTAAAAAGAAAAATCCTAACGCTACAGAACAAGAAGCAATCGATCATGCTATTATAAAATTTGAAGCTGACACGTTAAGAACTCAGCAGTCATATGATTTACAGGACAAAGATTATTTACAAACTAAAGGAGCTTTTGTTAGAGCCTTTAATATGTTCCTAACAACTCCAAAACAGTATTTTCGTAGAGAAATTATTGCAGCGAGAAACATGTATCGTATTATAAAAAGCGGTGGTAAACAAGGTAAAGGTGTTTTAAAAGATAATGGGGAATTAGATTACGTGAAAAGTTTAGTAAAGGCTGGAAGAAGTTTAGCATTGTACCACGTAGTTATGCCTGTTTTATTTCAGTGGGTGTCTCAAGGTCTTCCAGGACTTTTAAGAGGTTCTGATGATGAAGACAAGGCAGAACTTGCAAGAGCAGCTGCTATGGGGAACTTAAATGCTTTATTTATTATTGGTAAAGTTATAGAATCAGCGCTTGAAGCTGCGGCTGGTAAACCATGGGTAGGCACACCATCTACAATACCAGTCTTAGGGCAAACTGCTTTATTAGCTAAGTTATATACTGATATCGGTAAAATTAAAGATCCAATTAAAAGAGAAGAAAAGGTTAATAAATTTATGGCTGAAGCAATTTCATTGACAGGTATACCAGCTGGACAGCTTCGTAAAATGATGAAGAACTTTAGCACGATTGGAGACTCAAAAAATTTAGGGGAATTTATTTTAAAAGTATTTAATTTTTCTGAATACGCTCAAGGTAAAAAAGGAGGACGTAATAGGAATAAATTAACTAAAGCGGAACTTAAAAGATATTTTCCAGAAATGTATCCAGATGTAGAAGATGATGATATAAATGAATTATTACAATTAGAAAAACAAATGAAAAAAGAGCAAAGAGATTTAAGAAAAAAATACTTAGACGAAATGTATAACTAAAATGTATGGCATTCGATGAACACCTTTGCATGTTGCAAAGCTATAGAATTTTAACTGGGAAAGACTCTTTCAACACGCTGTTGGAGGAGTTTGAACAAGTGGAATTAGTGTTTGACCCTACACGTAAAGTTATTGTCATGGATTATGATGCTTACGATTTAGTAAGGTATTATTTTGAAGCCAGAGAAGATTATGAAAAGTGTGCCGAAATACATTGGGCTAAGTGTAAGGCTAAAAATTTTTAGAATAATTCCTACGTTCTGCTTCTAATTTGTAATATAAGAAAGCTTGAAAACCATTAACATGCGAGTCTGTTGGAAAAAAATACTTCCAACCTTTTGACCTTCCTCTATTAATATAATAAAAAAAAGCAACAGCAATTTTACCACCTGATTTTGCAAAATTAACAACAGCACTATGGTCTGAGGTTGGTATAATTTCTTCTACCAAAAAAACTTCGTTACCTATATTTCCCACTCTTTTAATATCAGAATACCTTTCAGCGATTGTACTACAGAAGTCTTGTAATTCTGTTGCGATTCCTTTATTCATAATCTTTGTTGTAGTTTTTGTATTTTTAATAAAATTTTAGAAGACTGAGGTAATTTTTTAAGCTTTAGTATCTCAAGTATTAACGCTGCGCGATTATTTTCTTTAGATTTCATCAGATAAAGATTTTATTAATTCATTCATTATATGTATAATGTTTTTAGCTTTTTTTTTTACATCTTCATGATCTCTGTCCATTAAATCTTCATAAAGATTGTCAGTCAATGAATGTAAGTTATTAGTCACATAATTTATATGGTTAATAGCTTGAACATCATCAGCGGAAACAGGTTTGGTCATTAGTCTAAAGAATTAAGTATTTGTTTGCCAATTGATGCATCTATTTTACCAATAGCTTTGTATAATCTTTTTGACTTGGATTTTGTGGATTGTCTTTCAGTTTGTGTAGATTCTTTACCCATGTTGGCGTAAAGGGTGCAATCAATAAATAGAAGGGTGTCAATTTTTTTCTTATTAGACCAAGTTTTAAAATTTAAAATTTTATCTATGTCTTCTATATTATATTCCATTAAGTAATGTGTTTATTTTTCGTTCAAAATCTGAAAAATTACTCCCAACTCTATGTGAAATATTATCAACTAATTCATAATATTTTTTATACTTTCCTGTATATAAAGATAAACTCTTTTTAAGTTCGGTTACTTCCAAATTTAAGTCTTTATTTTCATTTATTAGTACTTTTATTTGGTTTTTTAAGTCTATTTCTGATAACGGTATAAAGTTTTCAACATTTTTAAGCCATTTATTAATAATATTATTGTATGAATGTTGTAGTTCAGGGTCGTATTTTATAGTGTATGGCAACTGGTTTAGGCTATGTAAAACAGTAGCATGATTATTGTTAAAAACTTTTGAAATATCAACCAGGCTCATTCTTAAATGTTTTTTTAAAATTTCATATACAACAGCTCTTGCAAACACATACATTCTGACCCTGGATTTATCTCTTAAATCAATATTTAACTCCTCATTTACATTTAGTATGATAGTTTCTATTGTTTTTTGTCTGCGAGATAATGTCATTTTACGTAAGATTTTAAATTAATTAAGTCTAAGTATTCATTCAATTCTATAATCTGAAAGTCTGTTAATGTTATAATTATTCTTGGTGATCTCATTATCTCTATTGCAAAATACACTGGTTTTCCTCTATGAATAACATAAGCACCGACCACGTATGTTGTTAATCTATTAATTGGATAATCTTTTATATTTTTATCTATGTAGTCTGATATTTTTATTTTAAGCGTTATGTCTTCTAATTCAGATAAATAATCTATAAAGTCATCTTCAACATCATAACCATTAACCTTTATATACTTCGGTTTTAAACCCATATTTTTCTAATTCTTTTAATCTATACTTTTGTAATTCTGATAACACTCCTTTTGGTTTTTTTATTTCTGAGAACAAAACATCGCATCCATGAGGTAAAGCAAGTAAGTCTGGTATACCATTCTTATTTGTAAGCTTTAATTTTATAACATAATAACCCTCTGCTTCAAGCTCTTTTATTCTTTTGTTTTGTATCTGTTGTTCTGTCATTTTGTATCATTTTTAACGCATATTTATCAGCTTCCAAATCAGTATATTTATTATCAGGTATACCTTCAGGAATATCAAAATAAATGTCAAAATAGTATTCATAACTGCCTTTTTTAAAAGGGTAATTATTCCAATTTATCATATTTTATTATTTTTATAATCTAAATAAAATCCTATCCCTACAATCACATTCATTCCTAATGATGATCCTATTTCTATAAGATCATGAAAGGAGTGAATCGATAGGTATATATGCCCCACTACCCAAAAAGGTATAGCCATTTGTTGACTGTACCAAATTAAAAAAAATTTCACAAACTTCATTTAATTAATAATTTGCACCGATAAACTATTAGACACATTAATTTTAATTTCTTTAGACTTCTTTATCATTTTTTTAGAGTCACTTAACATAGCTATTGCTAATTTAAAATGCCATTTATGCCTCTTATACCTTCTATCTTTAGGGTATATTATTGGATCGTCTTCAGTATTTTTCCATATTCTAAAAAGCAATTTGTTTGCTTCCTTATACTCCTCGGTATGAATTACTTTAAATAAAGATTTAACGTCTTGTTTATTTATAGAAACAGTTACTACATTAGTACCAAGATATTTTACAAATTGTAAATCGTATCCATAAGTTTTATTAAACAAAACTAACCATTTTTTTACATAGGAAATTACTGTTTTTTTAAGATTAACATAGTCAATTTTATTATCACAATTTCCTAAAATATCCTCTATGGATGCTATAAATGTAATGTCGCAATTTACTTCTTTCATTATATTTGATTTAAAGTTAATAAATCTCTTTTAAAGTGCCTCAAGGTATAATCTTTTTTCTTTATAACGGCCTTGTATATGTCAGATTCAATTCCTCCACGAGAAAATATCCAGTACACATCGCTCTCTAATCTTTCTTTAGTTGTCATACGATCCCTGGACTGCCAGTAACTGGTGGCTGAAAAATCTATATTATAATAAACAAGAGCATCCGCTTTACGTAAACTAATTCCTTCTCTACCACTTACAATTTGTAAAGCTATGGTTTTATTAGTTTCATTAAACGTACTTAAATCAGTACATAACTGATCTCCATAAATTTCTTTCAATGCATTAAGCTCTTCCTTAAACTTATAAAATATTCCTATTTTTGCATCAGCAAAATTATCGTGTATAAACTGCGCTTTACTTAAGTCCAGAATCATAGAGTTTCCAGACTCAAACTTCACAGTTCCAGAATACATTTGGTGCAACTTCATCATTAATTTTACTGGTGTATCTGCCAATATCACATCATCAGCACCTTCAACAACTAAATGTTTTTTTAACTTATTAGTTAACTGATATGTTATTGGACTCATTTCAACTTCCAATATATGCTCCCTGGTCTTTATTTTAAACCCAGCTTCTTTTTGAGTGTAAGCGATTGTGTGAGGTTTCATTTCATCAATAATGATTTGTAAACCATCAGAGTAATCGTTTATGATAAAAGAATTGATTTTTCTTTGCTTAACATTTACGTAGTGTTTAGAAAACTTATAAAAGTTTACATAACTATTGAACGGGTGTTTACGAACTACAGATACTTGATGGTACATTTGACTGAAAGATTCGGGTGTTGGTGTTCCTGATAGAAATATTACAAAAGGATCATTTTCTAAAATCAAAGAACGAACTTGCGTGGATCGTTTGTTTCTTTTAGGAAACGCACCCATTCCATGAGCTTCATCACACACCACCATATCCCAACCTAATTGGTCTATTTTATGTAATGACTCGTAATTAATAACAGTAATACTATAAGAAGGGTTAAGGAGTTTATAGTCATCTTGTATACTACTTATAGCTTTTTTCTTTGTTATAAATAAAAGGTTCGATACTGGCAAAAGCGCACTTACACCCAAGCTCGTGAGAGTTTTACCAGTCCTTACCTCCATTGCAAGATAAACAAATTTATCTTTTTGCAATAAAGGCTTGGCCTTATTTATTATTTCTGTTTGATATTCTCTAAACTCCATATTAAAACTCAAAGTTTCCGTTACTTTCTAACTCGTGTTTACTTCTAAATCTTAACCATCTTCCTGAAGAATCTCTATCTGACTCGGGTTTACAGTTATATTTGTAAATTGAATAAGCAGTTAGCCATTTGTAAAAATTAGTTCTTGATACTGTAAATTTAGATTTAGGAGCAAAATCAGGATTGTCTTCTACAAAGTCTAAATACAAATCATTTTTATAAATTCTTCCGCCTTGTTTTAGTTTTTCATGTTGTTTACCTCCACCTATTTCACCACACCACTCTATAAATTCATGACCTGTTTCTTCAATTAGTTGTCTTGTTTTTAAGTTTACAAACTCAGCTTTTATTAACCCATGCTTCATATAAATTTGTAGGCATTCAATCATATAATTATCAAAACTACACCATTCATCATCATCCCATTCTCCAAACATTAATTTATTAAATTCCATAAGAGGAGTAAAATCTTTGGTATAATGTTGCGATAACTCTAAATCCCATTTTCTTCTTACAAAAGAAGATCCCTTTCCTTTTATAGCATAATTAGTAGTAATTGCTACTTTAGGAGATTTACTAAAAGGAATTTTGATGGCATCCTTGTTTTTTTTCTCCAAGGTTAATCCCTCTGTAACTACAGAGAATAATCTTTCAAAGTCAAAATGTTTCTTTACATCATCAAAACAAAGTATTTGAGTATCAACACTCACAGTTTGATAGGCAAAACTTTTTTCAAAATTAAACGACTTACCATCTATAAAAACTAATTTTTTCATATGACTTAAAGCGTTCATAAACAATCCCTTGCCCGTGCCTCCTTCGGGAGAATCTGATATAACCTCATCATTTAATATTACTGCTGGAGAATACGATAGGTTCTTCCAGGCATGAAGTAGGTACCCAATTGTAGATCTCATGGAGTTTACTCTTTCATCATCTTTACCGCAGATATTACTTATAAATTGCTGGTAATCACAGATATTTCCATCGCATTCATTAAAAGTTCTATCTATAACGTGGTCTTTCCATACATACCCACCTAAATCTAAGTAATCAATTTTTGTAATGGAGTTATGCTTTACCTTGACTGCTCCGTTTTTATAATACAAGTACGCTGTATCTTTATTGTCTTCAATAAAATATACATCTATGGATGATAAAAGAGTTAAGAATTCTTCTCTAAAATATCTTGTATGCTCTGCGAAATAATTATAAACTGATAAATCATCTACCTCCAGTAAATAGTTAAGTATAAAATCTTTTATTTCCTTTTCAGATGTATGGTCAATTAAATTGTTTGTTACTTTTACAAAAACATAATTTTTACTTCTTTCAGGATTAAACTTAAAGAATCCGTTTTCTTCTAAAAACTGCTTGAAAAGGATGTGTACTATTTTAATAACTCCTTTGTCATTCTTGGTCCAAAATTGGTTGTTAGCGTTTTCTTGGTCAAGTCTTGATATTACATTCTCTATTGTCGTAGGCTCTACATCAGAGTTCTCAAGCTCAACTCTGATATCTTTTTTTGATACACCTCTTTTTAATTTCATTCTAAGGTTGTTAACCTTATCCTCATCCTCGTAGTATTTTGTACCAAAGTTATGTTTTTGTGCATAAGCACTTTCAATTGTTCTTTTAATTTCTGCTCTTGTAAAACTTTTAGTTTCGTAGTTCATTAAATTAGACTCAGCCAACGACTGGTAAACACCGAAGTCATTAAAGGCCGCAGCTAAAACATATGCGTTATTGTTTCTCTCTCCCTCGTTCATTGGGTATTTTTTAGTCCACCACTTTATAAGAATATCTATAATTTTGTTTTCATCAGTTACTGGTATTGTAGGGATGTCATTATGCTTACTTACCTCAACATATTCTTGCTCTTCAATTTTATCCCATAAACTTGAGTGAGCATTCACATGAATTAATGGGTCATAAGACTCATAGCAGACACGTGAGATGTTTTTACATGTCTTATCAAAGTATTCGCTGTCGTAATATTTTTGAAGGCTTAGAAAGTAGCTTTTATGGTCATCTACTATTGGTGGAATTTTAACTAAAACTTTTAATCCATTTCCACTTGGAGATATAAACACAGAATAAACAAATTTATCTTTTGATAACCTCTCTTTTTCTTGTAATAAATCCCTATTTGATTTGTAACCATCAAAATCCAAGCAAATATATCCACTGTGTTCTTTTATTGCATTGTCTGCTCTTTTTGTAAACTGCCCACTGAAACAAATTGCTGGAAGTTTTTGTTTTAATATGTTTCTGTTCTCTTTGTCTTTTTCAGCACGTATCTTTTTAACAATGTCTTTTGATGCTCCTTCTTGTATTCTTGTAAGGATTAAATTTATGTTTCTGTAAAAAGGTCTTGCTGTTTGTTTTATGTCTTTAAATATCGTAATGTCCATTTTATGTCAGTTTTATGTCGATTTTAAATTATCCAAATTGCTGTAGTTTAATTACTTATATTATTTTATGTTAATAATGTTAATAATATATAAAGAAGTATAGATAATTATAGTTGATTAATATTTTTTTATTATAGAGTTCATTAAAACTCCGTAAAAAGTGACATTTGTCACAGTTTTAAGCAAAGAAAAGGGGCAAAAGCCCCTATCTCTAAGTTCTTCGTTGGTTTAGAAAAGACCATCGTCTTCAGTTTCAACTTTTGCTTCAGGTTTAAAAGTATCAATGGCCACATAATGTGTCTTACCATACTGGTCTACTTCTCTTTTTTTCTGTACTAATAACTTAACGTATTTTTTGTTATTGTACTCAAAAATCCATTCTTTTGGAAGATCAGTTAAACATACCGACACAGCCACTTGGTCTCCATCGAACTTTGATTTTCCACTTCCTACGTAAATTTTGTCTTTTACTTCACTCATTTTATTTAATTTTAATTATCTGCTCCATGTGGTTTAATGTAGATATCATAATTTCATTTTTATGTTCTACGCTGTTACAGGACATTGGAACTTCTATCCACATAACAGTTTTTTCAGGTGTTAACTTAAACAAATTATAAAGTTTGTCTATGTATATACGAATGTATGTCTTCGGTTGCTTCATCGCTAAAATATTTTTGATAAACTTCAACTGCTTGTTCTACCTTGTCTTGACCAGCTTTTAAAAAAGTAGCTGAACAATCAAACACACCCAGTCTTGCAGTGCGTTTGTCTATTACAAAGAATACAAGTGGTTTATTAAATAATCGCTGGTAAATGTACGCTTGGCTATCGTAATTATAAGTTTTAGCACTGTACATAAATTTATCGATATCTCCACTGGTTTTAATATCAATGATTAGATTGCTATTATTGTTTATGATATCAGCTTTACCTTTCCAATCTAAATTCATGATTTTTTGAATCTCAGGTAATTCAAACTGGTTTCCTTCTTCGTAAATTAAATCACACATCTCCATATTAGAAGTCATTTTGCTACATAAAAAATCAAGATGCTCTTGCTCCTTTTTAAGTAACAGCATTTCTCCTTCAAGACCTTCAGCTTCTTTATAGCGTATAGTGTTACGTGATGCTACGTCTATTACTTTAAAGTCATTTAACTTCTGTGGCTCTAATATTTTAGTGTGAAAATATCTACCCTCTAACATGGGCTTTGTAAACTCATTGCTGACACGAAATTGTGTTGGGTTCTTAAGTAGCTTTCCTATGTCAGAGTTTGATAAGTATTGCTTACCAAACTCTCCATAGTATTTACTGTCATCTTCAAGAGCCTTTAATATATCAGACTTAGTCATCCTTTATAGATTTTTCTAATTCAGTTTTAACCTTAGTTGTAAATTTATACTTAGTCTTTAAAGTATTTACAATTTTCTCTAATCCATCTGCTTTGTTTTTAGCAATGTAAGTTAAAACTTTTGACCAATTTGCATCCCCAATATTTAACTCATAGGTGGTAATTGTTTTTGTCCCAGTAGGATTTTTCACTGGCTTTGGAGCAACAATATCTTGACCAGTGGTTTCTATTAAATCCTCTCCAGCATACAAACTTAATCCAAGTCCATGCATAGCAATAGCTTTTGCAGTTGCTCTTTGAATAGCTGTGTTCACATCCATAGATGTAATTTTATCTACAGTGATTGATTTCTGTCTGAAATCTTTAATAGGTAAATAATCAATATGCTCAATATTGTTTACCACTACACCAACCTTTACATAACCAGTTACACCATCAGTGTACCAGTTTAGTCCAGTCTCTGGAGATTCGTAAACATTTCTTTGTGCATCTGAATGCTGTAATTTTAGGTATGCCCATGCATTAGCCCATGATAGGTAATCGAGATTACCTTTTTTTTCTACTTTGCTTTTTACGTTTATCGCAACCAGCTTTTCAAAATAACTTTTTTCTACGCTCATTTTATTTGATTTTAATTAAT